GTCCTCACCCACCAAGCCGGTGTGAAAGGTCAACGCGGTCGGCATGTTGTTGGCGGCGGTGAGCGCTCCTTCGACCCTCGCCTGGATCGAGGCCGGGTAGAGCATCTTGGTGGCTTGGTAGGTCTGGTCGCTGCCCCACTGGCCGCCAAAGCCAAGGGTGCCGAGGCGACCGTAATAGGCGTTGTCGATCGGGTTGCCGTCGGTGCGGCGAAAGCCGATCGCGATCCTGCCGTCGAAGGTGCCGTTGGCGTCGCCACGCACGCCGGTAGCCTCGACGGTTGCACCGCAACTGGCCCCGGCCCCGATCAGCGGGTTGCCAATCCTGATGGTGCCGGAAGCGTCGCTCGGGACAACAACGTCCAGCATGCAGCCCGGCGCAGTCGTGTTGATGCCAATGTAAGCGGTAGTTCCAAACCCGTTGGCGATTGAAAGCTGTGGCATGCCCCCGCGCATTAAATAAATGTCGCGCGCGACCCCGGAACCATTCTTATCAGTGCCATACCTCGCAACATTACCAAGCCAATCTCCCAAGTAAGCCCACTCGCCATTGTTGGCGTCGGACATGGTGTGGTAGCTGCGGGCGGTCGCGGGAGCTGACTGCCCGATGTGCAAATCAGCCAGCAGGGTCGTTGTCTTGATCCCCAGCGCGCCGCTCAAAAGGCCGCCGGTCAACGGCAGATAAGCCCCGACAATGTCCGATAGCTGCGCCTTGCGCGAGGCGTAGGGCGGCGCAGCGCCGGTTGGCACCGAAACTTCGATGATGCTCGCGCCGCTATATGGCGGCGTGCCGGCTGTCAGGTCGGAGATGCGTTGCAGCGACATCTCAGTCTTCCGTGACGAGCCCGGCCGCAGTCGTCAGTTGCGGGGTGATGCCGTTGCCGGTGACGATATTCGGGGTCACCGTGCCGCTATAGAGTAGGCTGCCGGCACCATTCGCCGCCGTGCCGATCCCGAAATGCGTCACCGTGCCCGAGCCGCCGGTGCCGGCCGGGAACGATGCCGCCGCCGTCAGCGCCACACTGCTGCCGGTGACGGTAAACCCGGCGGCCGAGCGCGCCACGGCAACCCTGGCATAACTGGTGTACGCGATCTCGCTCGTGGTTTGGGTGCCTGCCTCGCCGGGGTCGGCAGTGTGCAGCGACAGGTACAGGCTGCCGGCCGTCGTGCTGCCGCGCAGCCCGGTCGCATCGCCGATATTGGCGGCATTCGTATTGTTGAACAGCAGCAACAGCAGAGCATTTTCCCAACTGTCGGACTTACTCATCCTCGACCACCTCGGCGATCAGGTTGCCGTCATCGTCCCGTCGGGTCGTTATCGTCTTACGGTGCGCGCCACCCGGCGCCAGTACATTGAGTGTGATGTTGGGCGGCGCTGCTTTTGATTCGGGGAGCAATGGCGCCTCATTCAACAGCGCGAGCGCGCGGCCCAATACCGGCACCAGATAATCAGGCGCCGCCAATTCTACCTGCTCGCCAGGATCGCCTGGCGGCCCCTGTTCGCCCGGCGCGCCTGGAGCCCCAGGAACCCCCCGTTCACCGGGCGGGCCCTGTATGGCTTCGCCCGGCAACCCCATCTCCCCACGCTCTCCGGGAGGCCCCGGCGGGCCCAGCGGCCCTGTCTGCGACGCCATATACAACGCCGTCTCGGCACGCCAGGCCCGCAGCGTTGCGACCTCCTCGCGGATCTCGGCGATTGCCGTCGCTACCTGTGACCGCAGCTCTCGCTCCAGCATGCCGACAACGGAGCCGAGCTCCGCTGCCAGCGGGTCACGCGGCAAAGCGGCGGTGTTCGTCATACGCAGCGCGGAACGAAGCGAGTTGGCTTGCGGTGTTGTCGGCATTGTCGGGTGGCGGCGTATCCTGCGGCGGTGTCGCCGGTTGCGGCGAGGGCGGCTGCATATCGCTGCCATAGCTGAGCGGCACGACCTGTTGCTGCACCCGCGGTTCAGCTCCGTGCCCGCCCGGCACCGCCGGCAAATCCTCCTGCGCCCGCGCCTCGTCGGGGCTGTAGATCCCAGAAATGACGCCGCGCGCCAGGCCCTCGATGCGCTCGCGATAAGCCGAACGCAGCAGCGCGCGGGTGTCGAGTTCGAGGTACTCGTCAGGCACACCGCGCAAGCCGAACAGCAGCCCGAACGATTCCTCGATGTGATTCAGCGTGAACCCGAGCCCGGTCGAAACCCACGACTGCATCAATAGTTCGGTGCTGGAGAACGTCGAGTTTCCGATGCCGAGTATTTGCAGCGGTATGCGCAACGCAAGCGCAATGTTCTGGTCGTTCATCTTGAGCGATTCGACTAGTTGAGAATCGACGGCCGAGGTCTGCACCGGCTGCGCCTTGAGCCCGCTCGTCAGGATCGGTGTGCCGCCGACGTTCTCGCTCTGCGACTGCTCGTTCCACCAGGCGCGCAGTTCCTGCGCCTGTTCCCGCTTCATCACAACATCGGTCGTTAGGAGGAAGCTCGGACGGGATTGGTTGATATAGAACTGAACCTGCTGGTTCAGCGCCGCACCCGACATCGCCAGATCAACCTGCGCCGCTAGAATCGGGCTTTCGCCCTTCAGCGGATGCCGCGGCGTGTGCAATCGCACATGCAGCACATCCCGGCCGGGAACGGGCACGGATAGGTTCAGCCGCCGCTCGATGATCTCGTTGCCCGAGAGCGAATAGAAAATGCTGCCATCCTCCGCCACCGTGGCCGCGCCGGCTCGCGTCAGATGAAGCTCGGTGATCTCGGCCCGGTTGTTCCGCACCGCAACGGCATAGGCATTGCCGCACTCGTACAGTCGGCGGGTGAGGTTCAGCAGGAAATCCGAAATGCTCTGGTAGTCATTGGGGTGCCGCATAATCCGCGACAATGCCGAGTTTGTGACGCGCTCGCGGCCGCCGTTATCGAGGCTGCGCCAGTGGTCGCCGCTGCACATTGGTACGGTCTGCGCATACGCGGAAATGCACGCCTCGAGCATCGCCGAGCGCGAGCCGTAGGGTTGCAGGTTGTGCCCGGACTGCCACCAGTTGAGATAACGCCCAGCCGACTGCGATAGCCAACCATCCGACAACATGTACGGACCGGGGCGGTACTGCCCCTCGACAGCCCGTGCCGGGCCCCACGGCAATCTGGCGGTGAGCCAGTTAGCCATCAGCGGGTGGTATAGCCGCCGCCCGCCTGCGGGTTCATCGCACGCTGGCGTTGCTCAAGCTGCTCGCGTTCACGCTTGTGCTTCGCTTCCAGCGCATCGCGCTCGCGCTTCTGCGCCTCGGCGGCTGCCTCTGGCGGCTGCGCCTCGGTCGGGTTGTAGGTTCCTTCCGCCATCCGGTCGAGTTCCTCCTGGGTCGGGGTCGACGGCGGCGGCGGCGGCTCGCTCTGCGGTTCCGCGCTGGTCCGCTGCGAGGCTTCCTGCTGACGCGGCACGCCGCGTGCCGGCTGCTCAGGCGCCGGGCGTTGCTCGTTGCGACTTTCCATCACTTCCTCCTCATGGCACTTCAATAGCGACCGCGAAATCACGCTTTTCCCATTGGATCACGGGATGCGTGCGCGTTCCCGATCGCACCTTGAGAAACGCGACCGCGCGCAGGTAATCCGACAGCGGCGCCACTACGACGGCGCTGCCGGGAACGACCGGGATGACGATCTCTTTGCCGTCCATCCCCACCAAGTCGTTGTAGCCCTGCCCGTCAGACGAAATCTGGAACGACAGATTCCCGCCGCTCCAGAATGGTGGCATGGTCAACCGGACAATCGACCCGGCGGTGCAGTCGAGCCCCGCAGACAGCGATTGCCCGGCCTCGATGACCGGGCCGTTCAGCACGGTGAGCGGCACTACCAAGTCACTCCCGACATCCACTGCACCATGCCCGTTCTGCGCATGGCCCAGGTGGTCGGCAAAATGAGCCGCAACGCCAGTTGGTTGGTCTGGTACATGCTCTCGACCGGCGCCGCCACGACGTTCGGCGTGCCGGTAGCAGAGATATTCTGCGGCGCGGTGTCCTCGATGTGCAGGGTAGCCTCTTCACTCACCATGAACTCGGGCGTGCCCATGACGCTGACGAAATCCGCCGCGTCGATCATGTAAACCGTGCCCGCCGGCACCACCGTCGATTCGATGATGGTGAGGCGGTTGGTGAACTGCTCCGTCCAGTTGAACCCGGTGTTGCCCGGCCCTGGTGTCATCATGAGTCCCAGAGCCTGCGCCGGGTTGATCAGCATCACTAGCCGCTCGCCGGCATTGACGTTGTAGAACGGCGCCGTCAGCAGCTTGAGATCGCCCAGGATCGCCGCATAGCCGCCGCCCGTCGTCGCGGTGAGAGCGGCAACGCCGTTGATCAGCCCTGCCGGCCGGGTGCTGCCGCTGCCGCCGCCGGCCACGTTGTCGATTAGCAGCGTGTCCAGCATCAGTCCGGTCTTGCGAATGATCGCATCGCGCACCAAGCCTTCCAGGCTCGGGTTGCTGTAAGCCGCGATCTCCCGGCTGTAGCGGGTGATGACGCCGACCTTGTGCGGGTAGAGGCTGATCGTCGTGAAGCCCATACGGCGCACCGGGATCGGCTGCGCTTCGCCGACGAACGATCCCGCAATATTAGGCGTCGCGGCCTCACTCGGAATCTTGATGACACCCGCATCCGGACCGAATTGCAACGAGGTGCCCTGGGCTGCCAGCGACGGCAGGATGCGCCGCGCTGTCGGCGGTTGCAGCATCGCCGAGGTTGCGGTCTGCACCAGTTCCGCCGCCCAGGTTGCAAGCGTCGTGGTGGCGCCCGCCACCGCTGCGCGGGTGATGACGCTGGTTGCCTCGTCGTCTGGATAGCGCTCAGCCAGGATGTCATCGACGGCGCGGTGCTGGATGTATGCGCGCAGCATCGCCGCGCCTGCCCGCCAGAAATATTCCTGCGGTTCGACTTCCTTTGGCTGAATGCCAAGCGGCCGGCGGGTGACGGCCGGCGCGCGGATCTCGGATTGATGCGTCAGCGTGCGCGCTGCCAGTGACCTTTCGGTGCGCTCCAGCGAGGCCAGCCGTTCCGTTACGGCCTCGATGGTGTCCTGCAACACCTGCGCCTGCTCCACATCGTGGTCGGCGTCCCTGGTGGTTTCGGTAAGCTCGTCTCGCGCGGCATTCAGCCTGGCCTGTGCGTCTTGTATCTGTTGTGAGATGTTCATGGGGGTCCCCCGCATTGCGGGTTTCGACACGGCATGCCCGCCGGTTGTCGCCATGTCCCTGCGCCCGATTGCGGCATGCTCGCCGAAGGCCAGGGTTATGGTGTCGTCCGAGATCCCGAGGGATCGCGCCAGTTGCAGCGCGGCCGGGTTGGCCGGGACGCTGACGATGCTGGTTTCGAGTAATTCCTGCTTGGTGTAGCGGGTGCCCGCGAATGGCCGCTCCGGGTCGATGGGCTCGCTCTCGACGCCCAGAAAGCCGACGCTCGTTGCCCGTAGGATGTCCTGATCGATCAGCGACAGGATTTCATCCACGCGCTGACTCGTACCTTTGGCCGCCGGCACCAAGTCCGCCACCAGCCTCTCGCCCTCGACGCGAATGTTCGCCCACTTGCCGATCGGCTGCATCGGACTGTGGTTGAACAGTGCAATCGGGTTCCGCCGGAAGGCGGCGAGCAGCCAACCATCGGGCTCGATGATATCGCCGTAGCGGTCAACCGTGGCGTCCGAGAGCACATAGGAAAGCGCCCCGTCCACCTTGCCGGCGGCGGTTTTGCGTACCAGGGTCATCCGTAGTTTCCCGTAGGTGGCGTCAGGCGATCATTGCCTGCACGTCGAAAACCGGCGCGGCGGTCGGGTTCAGCGACATGCGGTCGACGGCGTTGATCAGCGCCGCCCAGGGGTCGATCTTGGCGTCGCCGGCATTCTGCTTGGTGGCGCGGATCGCGGTCGCGGTGGGTTCGATCTTGACGTTGCCGACGCACCAATCCATCAGCGACGAAGGCGCATGCACCAGGGCGCCGCTGACCAGCCGCCGCTCGGCGGTCTTGATCGCCCCCATCAGCCGGTAGCCCTGCCCGACGCCAATCAGCATGCCGTTCTCCAGGGTCACGTCGATCGCCGCCAGCTCGTCGACCAACTCGCCGATCCCGGCCGGATCGACCGCGACACAGGCCAATAGCCCACGATCCTTAATCGCTTCGATATGCGCCACGATCGCCGACAGATCAGCGAGCTCGTCATCGACGATGGTGAGCTCACCCGCATCGGCAAAATCCTGCAACGCCGCGGCGATCGATTGCCGCCGGTCGAGCACGCCCTCGTGGCACCAGGCATGTGACCACGACAGCCAGCGATGCACCCGCCGAACCTCACCCTCGTCCTCCACCACGTCGCTTTCTTGGCGCTCGCGCCCCAGCACCGTCAACCCGAACAGATCGTCGAGCCCGCCGCCGTCGACCCCAACCACCACAACTTCGCAGCGGTCGAGCAGCCGGTCGAGCGAGAGCCCCGGCTCCACCCGGCCCGGCCAGTAATCCGCCCCGGCCCAGCGGTCGGAGCGCAGCGCCAGCCCCACCTCAACATTGAGGTGCTGCGAGGCCCAGCGGCGCAGCTCGGCATTGCCCTTCAGCTTCGCAGTGGCGAACTCGTCTTCCAGCCGCGCCAGCGTCACCGAGCGGCCGAGGTTCGGCATGACCATCGGCCAGTTGAGCGGGTCCGACCAGCCGCTGCCGGTCATGATGTCGCGCGGGAACTCGTAGAGGATCGGCAGCATGGCGCCGGCGGCTCGGCCGTCGCGGATGTCCCGCGCCATCTGCAACTCGGCCAGGAAGGCGCCTTCCGGCCGCTCGTCCGATTGCGTCGTAATAAACACCAAAAAGGATTCCGGGATCGGCAGCATGCCGCCGCGGATCTGGCCTATAACTCGGCCAGCCCGCGCGCTTTTTGATATCTCGTGGAGTTCGTCGAGCAGGACACCCGCCGGCTTCACCCCGGTCAGTACCTTGGCGTCAAACGTCTTGATCAGCAGTTGCGCGCGTGTGCGCCGGTCGGTGATCGTCTTCAGGTGCTCCTGCACAAACATTCGCTTTTGCAGGAACCCGTCCGGGTCGGCCTCGATCATGCCGGCCGCCTGGTCAAACGCCAGATCGGCGGTGATCTTGGTCGGCCCGATCAACAGAAACTCAGCCCGCGGCCGCCGGTTCATCAATAGCGCCGTCACCATCAGCGCCGCGCCATAAGTGGTCTTACTCTGCTTTTTCGGGGTTAGGCAGAAGACCTCGCGCACCTGGCGCTCGCCGCCGTCTTCGACAGATCCCATCAGCGCCCGCACGATGTCGCGGAACCACTCGCCTGCGGCGTCGGCCAGCGCCGGCCGCCCGATCACATCCGGCAGCCGCAGCTTGTCGAAGATCGCCACCGCACGGCCCGCTTCGGCGCTGCCGAGCCACGGTAATGGCGGCATCAACGTCTGCCCCCGCCGCAACCGAACTTCCCAATCCGGCAGGGCGAAGGGCGACATCATCGGCTAGTGTACCAGATGGCCCCACTCGTTGCCGCGCCCGGCTTCCTCGGACGCGACCTGTGCCTGATCCTTTTTGCCCAACGCCTCGGGCCGCGGTACCGGCGCGGGCGCGTATTCGCTCCAGCCGGCCCGCACCTTTAGCCAGAAGATGGCCGCCGTTACCGCGCCCGAGCCTGTGCCGGTCGCGATGGTGAAAAGGTTCTGCGCGACCCGCGTGTTCGCCTTGACATGCCCCAGCGCGAGCTCGTCGCCGTAGTATGCCCGCAGGGTTTTTGCTCCG